ACAACACTCGCGTCGGACAGTCGGGGGTCAGCGGGCGTTGGCAAACGCGAGTTACCGAATGCGGTGAAATGGATAGGTTGGCCGACGACATCGACGCGGGATCACAAGGGCGGCTACCGGGGGGGGGCGTATGAGAGACGGCAAGATCAGCACGGACACGCTGGATGTAGCAGCGCAACTGGCTTTTGGGCGAACTGTGATTGGCTCTCTTGCCGAGACGGAAAATACCGGCCAGTTGAATCCGGCACATTCCCGTTGGCTCATGGGTCTACCGCCAGAGTGGGACGCCTGCGCGCCTACGGCAACGCCATCGTCCCGCAAGCCGCGCAAGCGCTCATAGAGGCTTACCTTGAAACTTAGACCCTACCAAGACGAGGCGGCTGACTTCCTGTACGAGCGCGACAGGGCGATGATCCTCGCCCCTGTGGGCGCGGGCAAGACAGCCATCACGCTCACAGCCATGCAGGCCATGCTCAAGGATGGGCACGCCTGCCGCTTTCTCGTGCTGGCCCCCAAGCGGGTTGCCACCAGCGTCTGGCCGGTCGAGCAACCCAAGTGGGCACCCGATGTGACGCTGGCCGTGGCCGTGGGCACGCCCAAGCAGCGGGCCGCTGCGCTGGCGTCTAACGCCCAGGTGGTGGTGACCAACTACGAGAATCTGCCCACAGGCACCTTTGACGCGGTGGTGTTTGACGAACTGACGCGGCTCAAGAACCCCAGCGGCAAGCGCTTCAAAGATTTGCTGAAATTCCTCAAGCCGATTGAGATTCGTTGGGGGCTGACCGGCTCGTTCACCAGCAATGGCTTGGAGGATGTGTTCGGCCAGTGCAAGATCGTTGACCAGAGCCTGTTGGGCCGCAGCAAGGGCGCGTTCCAGCAGCAGTATTTCGTCTTGGTTAACCCAGACTTTGGTGAGTGGATGCCGCGCAAGGGTAGTCTTGAGAAAGTAATGGCCGTGATTAAACCTGCTACTTTCGTCTTGGACGCAGGTGAGTATAGCGACAAGCTGCCCCCGCTCCATACGGTAGAAGTGCGTTGCGATCTGTACGACCGCAAGCCTTACGACACCATGAAAAAGGACTTCAAGCTGCAAGACATCACGGCCATCAACGCCGCTGTGGTGACCGGCAAGTTGCAGCAGCTTGCCAGCGGGTTTGTGTACCACACCGTACAGAGCCCATCGAAAATACCTGGCAAGTGGGTGACGGTGCAAACGCCAGTGTGGTTTGACACGGCCAAGTTTGACCGGCTGCATGAGTTACTGGAGGAGAACCAACGTGCTAACACGCTTATTGTTTACAACTATCAAGAGGAACTGGCCGAACTCAAGCGGCGTTACCCCCATGCTCAGACACTTGACGACGACCGGGCAATTGAGCGGTGGAACGCGGGCGCCATCGAGTTACTGCTTGTCCACCCCAAGTCAGCAGGCCACGGGCTTAACCTCCAGTACGGCGGGTGCCGGATCGTGTTCTTGTCCTTGCCCTGGTCGCTTGAGTTGTATGAACAGACCATCGGGCGCTTGCATCGTAGCGGCCAGCGGCATGACGTGTGGTGCTACGTGATGTTGACCAACAAGACGGTGGACGAACGCATCTGGGCCGCGCTGCATGACAAGCGCGCTATTTCTGATATTGCAATGGAAGAACTATGTTAGACAAACTTAAAGCACAACTTAAAGCGGCCAAGGCCGAACTCAAGGCCCGCGCGCGCCAGTTGAACGCCACTTACCGAGCGTATGACCGTTGCGTCAACTTGATTACTAAACTGGAGACACGAATTGAAAAACACTTGGCGAAGTCTAAATGACCGTCTGCCCACACTGACCGAAGAGGAAGTGCTGGGCTTACTGAACAACGAGCGCAATACGCTCAAAAGAGTATCCATACTGGAGCGTATGCACCAGCGGTACAACACCCTGCGCGTCGCGCGGGAGAGACTTGAACTACTAAAGGAAGCTAAATTACCATGAAATTTATTAAGTTTTTAAAGGACTACTACCGCGACTTGACGCCAGCAGAGGTCATCACCCGCGAACTGGCGCAAGCCCATTTAGACAGGCTTGAAGCTGAATCGGCATCCGAGTATGCAAAAGCGTGCCACGATCTGAGTATGGCCCGTATAGAGCGTCTAAACACACGTTTAAAGGAATACAAATGAAAGACACAAAAGAAATTGCAGCCGCGGATTACGCCAAGCAGTACACCGACTGGATGGTAAAGACCGGCGGCTTTGCAAGGGACAAAACTTTGCGTGATGAGTTTGCGGGGCTGGCTATGCAAGGAATAATTTATGAGGGCGCAGAGTCATCAGTAGAAATTTCACACTGGGCGTATGAAATGGCAGACGCAATGCTCAAGGAGCGTGCCAAATGACTGAATGTTGCAACGATTTTGGTAACTGCACCCAAGGGCGTGACTGCCCTATCAGAAAGCAACGCGCCGAGGAAACCGACAAGGCGTACATCAATCAAAGCAATGGGCTTGAGCCTGACTTAATAGATGATCTTGCTGCCAGCGTCAAGGGCTTGATTGCTTTGATGTTTGTAGTTGCTGGCTTGACAATGCTTGCTTTTGCATTTTGGGGGAAGTGATGACAGGCTACAAATCAAAACGCGATGCGGCGCTGGACGAGGAAGGGATGTATCTTGTGCATCACACTAAGCGCAAAGACGACGATGACGACACACAGGTGTACCAGCGCCCGTGGATAGACCTGACGGAGCATGAACTTTTTAGCATTTGGATGGGGGTTCCCGATGAAACCGAAGATAGGTTTGCATTTGCCCGTGCAGTGCTGGCTAAATCAAAGGAACTTAACACATGAACGAAATCAAAATATCTAACGTAGGCGGGGTATGGAACACACACCCGCACTGGCCTTCACTGGCGTGGGGCACCGGCATTGACGCTGCGGTTAAACGGTTGGAACTTATCGCCGAGGACTACACGTTTACTTTTAAAACTGTAGAGCAGCGGTGGGCATACAACAAACCATACGGCCCATAAGTATGAAACCAAATCACCCAAAAATTAGGCAGCTATTGCATCAATACCAAGATGGCTTTACTGTATTGGAACTAGCCGAGCGCTTAGACCGCAACGCCGAAACAATTTACCATGCGTTAAAGGCAATGCCTGATTCGTATATAGATCGCTGGACAGAAGCCCAGTACCAAGCGCCAGCACAAGCCGTATGGTGCGTTATCGTTCCGCCCAAAGACTGCCCTAAACCAAATGCAAAACACACCAAATTTCGCCGCCTGGTCAAATGAAAACTTAGCAAAATTTGCGCTGGAGGCGTATCTGCGCCTACAGGCCCAGCAAGATGCTTTGGAGCAACTGCGCAGTGACCTGAAGGACGCTATGCAGTTAGTACGGGCGAGTACCCTTACTGTCGATGATTAGCACTTGGCCCCGAGGCCTGCCCTTGGGGTCATTGGGCACCGATATGTGCGTCCAACGGTCAAACTCACGGATTAGTTGGTCAAAAGGCAGTTTGGCCGCTATGACCGCTTTGACCACTTGATCTGGCGTCATTGCAGGGACGCGGATGTCCGCAGCGCAGCCAAGCCGATGCTGGCTGGTGTCTTTGCTGCCTACCGCGTCATTTACTTGTTTGCTCCGAAATGCGCTGTTGACCATGATTGGTACGCCGCCCAAAACGCTTTTAACTTGTTCCAGCAAGCCAGCCAAGCGTTGGAGATTTGCTGTTTCAGTAGGGTTAGGTTCATTCTTAAACTCCCGGTGATCGGTTACGGTTAATTCTGCCAGCGTAAAGTTAGGCGTCATTTTGCAGCCACGCCTTGCATTTTTTCAGCCGTACGCATACCACCCAGGCCAAGCATACCCAACAGCAGCGGCATCATGGTGCCCGTGTCCATCGTGGGGAACTTAACGGGGTGACCGGCCAAGGCCGAGCCCCATTCGGCCAGCGGGCCGACGACGAACTGGACAGCGAATCCTGCGCCGCACACCCAGCCAATCGCTGGACGCCAGCCGGATACAAAGACGCTGCTGCTGGCCGCTTCGATCTTATTGATGTCCATCTGCCCGGTGATCTGAGCCAACTCGCCGTTCTGTTGCAACTTGAGCAACTCCAGCTTGGCAGCGGCCTGCTGCGCGGGGTCAGGCAGAACTCGGTCTAAGACTTTGCTGCCAATGTCAAACAGGGCTGTCACTGGGTCAAGGGCCATGCTTGATCTCCTCGTCGTGGGACAGCTTCACACCCGCCAGCAGGCCGATAAAACCGCCGATGATGGTCTGGAAAGCTGGCGACAACAGCTTGAAAATTTCGCTGTTGTCCACTTCTTTTGACCACAGGCCGAGCAGGAATGCTGAAACCATGCCTATTACAGATAAGCAAAGGGTTGCGCTGACCATGAGCGTTACTGCAAAGGTTAGCCGTGCTTTGATATTGTCGTTCACTTTGATTTCTCCATGATCTTTGCGCGAAGCAAAGGACTGTCTGATGTGCCTGCCCATTCGGGCAAGGCGTTCCAAATAATCACGTAGTCGGCTGAACTGCATACCGATTTATCCAGCCACTCTAGCATGGCTTTGTGGCGCTCTGCTGGATCGTGCGTTGACCAGGCTATGGCGTACAACTCCTGCACCGCGCAACTTGTCTGTTTGGGCTTGGGCTTTGGTGGCGGCTGCGCGTTCAGAATTAGCTTGTCCTGGGCGACCGATACCGTGACCAGCGCCAAAAAGAGTATGACGCCGCGCATTAATCATTTGTCTGCTTTGTTTTCTAGCCGGTCAAAAATCTTGCTTAACATTTCTTTGATTTCGCGCATATCTTCTTTGTAATCCAGACGGGCAACGTAGGTTAAAGGCAGCTTGGACAAGTCGTTTTTAAGGTCTTGCACCGCTGTCCACAACTCGCGGGCGAACCATCCGGCCACGGCCATGCACGCACCCAAGATGAGGTTGATTGTTTGCTGATCCATTATTGTGCCAATGCGTTTTCGTTTGCGGGAGCCAAAGCGTTAACCGCGCCGGGGACAACTCCGCTCCACTTAGTTGGGTCGGAAATTAATCGCAACACTTTGCTGCGCTCGTTGGCGGGTAGTGTGTTAAGTAGATCGGCTGCGCCCTGCGGTGTTTTGAACGCTTCGGTCAACGCCCGCATGGTTTTGTTGCCAATTTTGTTTTCTAAAATTTGGATTGCTTTATTGGTAGTTGCGGCCACTGCGGTGATATATGACGGCAAGCGCACTTTGGATAGGTGCTGAGTTAGCAATTCCTTGAGTGCGTCTTGACCTTCAGCCACTTGAGTTTTGATGTTGGCCTCGCGCACAACTTTGGACGCCTGATCGCGTAACACGTTAAGCGTGTTCTCGCTCACGTCTTTGGCAATGTTGTAGCTACCGGGGCCAAGAATTTTTTCAACGGTATCAGGTGAGTTGCCTTCAACCAAGCGAACAAATTCGTCTTTATTGGTCTTAAACAAATCCAATGCTTTGCCGGACAATTTCTTTTCTGCAATTTGTTGCGCGCCTTTGGCATACGCGGCCAAGTAATCTTTATAGCCCATGCCGCCTGCGTTGACAATTGCGTCGTCAATAACGGGTTTTAGTTTGGTCATAACCGACGCAGCTAAATTACGTTGCGTAGTTGCGTCTGCGCCAGGGTTTAACTGACGAATGGCAGCGTTAACCGAATTTTTACGGATTGCGTCCAAAGCCACGGCGTCTATCAAACCGCCACTAGTCGTCCATTTTCCAATGTCATCGGCGACATTTTTTACCGCCGTAGACATGATGTCGTTACCGGCAAACTCCGGCGCTGTTGCCAAACCTTGTATTTTGCTTACAAGCGCTGGCGCGTTTAACGGTTTGATGCCGACAGAACGCAGGCTGTCCGCTGCGCCTTGCGCCAGCCGCGCGCCTTGGCCCAAGTCCAATGATGCGTTAGCCGCTTGCGATGCCCACTCATCGGCCATTTTGGCTAAATCACCTTTGTAGGTGTACTTAGTAAAACCCACCGGCAGACCTTTTTTGATTAACTCAAGCCGCGCTGCTGCTTCAGCCACATTTCCGGCGTTGACCAACCGACGCACATCAGCCACTGCGGATGCTGCTTGATCGCTCAAGCTGCCCGAACGGGCTTCTAAATCTGCCACGTCTTGGCCGAGATTGGCACGGGCCAGCGCCGTATCGCGCATTGGTGTGGTAACCGCGCTCAACCTACCTTTGGCCTCAAGCAATGCAACTTTTACATCTGTTGCACTAACGCCGCCCGCCAATTTAGCTAATTCATTTACGGCATCTTGCTCATTCATGTTTTTGAGCGTTAGCGTGAACTTAGGATCCGCAGCCAACCGGCGTTCAATTAGGGCTTGCCAAGTTGGATTGGTAATGCCTGCGGTTGCTTGTGCGGCGGTCACGTTAGCCGGGGCGTTACGCAAAGCATTTAACGCGCTGGGTAAATCACTAGCAAGTGCGTTGCGGGCAATTTCAGCGGCTTTTTGTTGGGGCATCTGGCGCAAGTCCATGACAGCGCCTGCGGCCTTACCAAGTAAAGGCGCAACTACACGGCCACCGGCCTCAAACGTTGCACCTTCCAAAACATTTTTGAGTGGTTGGGTGATAATTTCCGAACCTTGCGGCGCGGGTTGCATACCCATAGCCACATCAGCAACGGTCATCCCTTGTTTGGCAATACCGTACCCAAGGCCAGCCCCACCAACGGTGCCCAATGGCCCCATAGACGTACCCAAAACCGCACCGCCTGCTGCGCCTAATGCTTCTAGCGTAGGGGCCACATAAGGACGCGCTGCTTGGTACATTTTTTGGCCGGTAGATAACTCTTGGCGCGGGGCCGTAGGCATACCTTCGCTAGGCTTGGGTGCGGCACCAAAAGTTTGGGCCGCAAACGTTTCTATTTGCGCGGGCGTTGCGTCATCTGGGCCTTCAAAGACGTGCACCGCGCCGTCTGGGCCTTGAACACGATATTTTGTAGCCATTATTCTTTACCTAAATATTTAAACCCGCCTGATCCTTGTGGTGCAGCGCTGCCGCCCGTTTTATATTCGTAAGTCATGTCGTAGGCATCGCGCACGCGTTGTTTAGACGTGCGGGCTGCGACAGCCGCGTCTTTTAACGATCTGCTCAAATCGGTGGTGTCTTGCGTACGGTTTATAGGCGCAAACGCATCGCGTAAATACTGGCCTTCTTGGTTTGATACGTTGCCCAACGCGCCGCCAGTAGGCGATGACGCGCGCATATTTTGCAACTCTTGAAAACCACCGCGAGCGACAATACTGTCGTACAGCGCTTGCGCTGCTCTTGCGTCTTTGGTAATTGCCGGTGTGCGACCGTAGACTAAGCCTGAAATTCCAGACAAGCCAGGATGATTTGCCAACTTTTCCAAATCAGTAGCTAACTTTTCCGCGCTTGATTCAAACGTCTTAACCGCAGATGTAGCGGCGGGGAATTTAGATTCGCGCGCTTGAATTTCTTTTGGAGGTAAGCCTTCCATTGCACTTGCAGGCGTCATTTTTCCTGACAGCGCTTGTTCTCTTGTAACGTACACAGGTTTGCCGGTCACAGGATCAACAACCGCAACTGGCGGTTGCTCTGGCCGAGGCGCAGCAGGGGCGCGTCCAGCAGCAGCGCGGGCCGTAACAAATTGTTGATAGTCACCTCTAAAATTACCACCCTCCGGTGTTTTGGCGAAATTGAATTCGGCCACCATAGATGGGGGTGCTGGCGCTTTTTCCGGCGCAGCCGGTGCTTGAGAGAATGCGCCGCCTTGATAAACACTTGCGCTAGGTGCAACCACAACAGGCTTCATGCTATCAAGCAATTGGCTAACGCTTTGCATTGAGCCCATACGCAACTGGTCAAACTTACCAGTTTGCACGGCCTCATTTAGTTGCGCTAATCCTTTTTCTGGCGTTGCACCTAAACTCTGAAGGTACGGCCCAAGCACGGGATCGGCATGTACGGATTTATGCACCGCTAAATATGCCTCTGGCGTATCTGCCATGCGGTAGGCGTCAGGAAGTAACGCCAATTTATCAGCTATCAACCTAGTGCTTTTGATTTGGCCTTCCGTACCCGCCGTTTTAGCTTCTTGTTGAGACTTAGCAAATTCAAAACCTAATTTTGGGTTGAGTCTGGTTACGTCTTGCAAATATGTTGCAGACGCTGGGTCAAGGCGGCGCAAAGCGTTGGTCTCTTCCATGCCGCGTTGGTATTCCTGCATCTTCATCTGATTCAACTGGTTGGCTTGCTGGCCCTGCTGCAATTGTTGCATCTTGCCATATTGTGCAAACGGATCAGGCGGCGGTTGAAACTGGTAGCCCTGTGCAATAAGTGCGTTTAGATCAGCCATGATTAGCGTCCTTGATAGGTTCCATCGTAATAGTTTACGTCATAGCCGGGCATACTAATAGGGCCGCTTTGTGGCGTTTGACTGCGCTTCAAGAAATCGTTAAAGTTCATTTGATTTTGATATGAACTTGCAGCCGTCTGAAGACCGCCCGCCAAAGTGTTTGCCGCGCCTAGCTGGCCCGCGCCAACTGCGTTGCCTGCGGCCATGTATGCGTTCCCAGCATTAGTTCCGTAATTCCCCGCCGCAATGCCTTGATTAGACGCCGCAGCTTGACCAGATGACATCAAGTTACCCAAGGGTTGGAGTTGATTTGAACGATTTGTTTGGTACCGGTTAAAAGCATTCTGGTACTCTTGTGAGCCCATGTCTTGGCCGTAGCGAGTAGCGGCCTTCAAAGCCCCACCTGAGATTAAGCCACCACGGGCAGCGGCTTGACGATCAAGTGCTTTCTGACCTTCACTTAAACGGAATGCGTAGCCTGGGTCTGCTTGGTAGTCTGCCATACCAAAGTCTCTACTGTACTTGCCGTACCCAGCAGCGCCAGCATTACCGCCAAGACCCAGCAATTCCATTAGCCGGTTTTGCCCTGTAAGACCAGCTTGACGATACGGCTCTTGACCAGCCATTTGCTGGTCAAACATTTCCTTTTGAAGAGCAGCAGCGCGGTCAGCGGCGGCGGCTTGTGTGCTAGCCGCGCTTTTTGCGCCGGAAGATGCAATTACACCGCCAAGAAGAGCGCCACCCGCCCCAATCATTGCTACTGTTATAAAACTCATATTGACACCTCAAGTGATTGATCTTTTATCTTGTTACCAATACCAAACATAGCGCGCGGGTCGTCTTCAACTAACTCTGACTCTACATCTTCTACCGTATCCGATTCAACTCGGTGAAACGTCATGCACAGCGCATCTGTTTCTGCATAAACTGCTCGTTTTGTCCCCGGGCTGCTGCATATCACTTGCGGCCCTGTAATCAACTTAACGCCTTCGTCCGTAGTAACCGCAACCGTACCAAAAACAACCATGTAAAAATGTTCTTTTTTGTGGACTTTACCCACTATTAAACACCCTGCCGGACGCCAAACTTGACGGCAGTACATACCGCCGTGGAACAAATGCTCAGTAGGCGCTTCGTACTGCTCATGCTTGGCAACTTCAATTTGCAACGCCTTAACCTTGTCAATCATTGAAACTGCTGGCGCAACATCAAACCCTTTGCCGTAAGTGATTCGCATCAAGTCACCTCACGCCCAGAAACACGAATGTTAATTGCGCTGGCAGTACCAGCAATGGTACTGATAAAGTCGCCAACATTAAGCACTTGGCCCACCAGTTCAGGGAATGTGTAGACCTCAGAAGCCTGAAGCGTCTTGGTCTTGGTAATCAGGTTGGTGTTACCCGAAGAACCAGACACGGTGACCAAGTTCACGCTGATCGTAGCTGCTGTGGCAGTGATGTTAGTCGCGGTAAACTTGTCAATGATGGCCGTGACGCCAGTTGCGGTGTACTGGGTTGTTTGCGAGCTTTCGGCAAACTTTGCGGCTACAAGGACTTTTACTGATACGGTCATGGTTTACTCCAAAAGCAGGTTGTTGTTAGCGGCCTGTTGCATAATGACCCAATTTGTGCCGTCAGACACCATTGTCGCCCAATTTCCTACAACTGCCAAGAGGATTGCGGTGCCAGCCGCCGCGCTGTCAATCAGCACCACGTTGCTTGACGCAGACACCAAGGTCTGAGCCTGCAAGTTTTTAAATGTCAAATAACGGCCAGAATATGCAGATGCCGAGGGCAAGGTCACCGTGCAAGTTGATCCTGACTTGTTATTGATAAGCCAAGTCTCGTTAGCGGCAACAGTAAAGTCAGCGGTCTTAGTAACTGGCGCGCTTGAGAGCGCCGCGATGCTTGCGGTGATTAGGCCAACGTCAACAATCGGCTGCACTTGCAAAGCCTCAATCTGCTTTTGCATCTCAGCAGTTTGAGACACCAAGGCAGAGCAACAGTCGCCCAATACGTCAGGCGCAGGCAAAGTAATTACTGGCGGCAGGGTTTGCAATTCTTGATTGACCGAGCGAAGCGCTGCATCGTAGGACGCAAGCAAGGACTCAGAACTGAACGTAAGTCCTGAATCGTCAATAACCGCCGAAGCAATGTTGTTGAGCGACAAGAAGAACAAATACCAAGCGCGATCAATCAGATTCGTGCGGGGGTCAATCAGCGGCACGCGCGGTGGCGTGATCGGCGTTGGCGTAGCGTTAGGGCTAGGCATTTGTTGGACTCAAAATGAGTTCAGCGCCCATGATTGTAATTTTTACAGGGTCAGTGCCTGACAGTTCGTACACACGGTCACGCAGCTTTAAAGTCATGCCCAGCCGACGCCAAAAGGTTCGGTGACCATACGCACCAATTTTGCCAACTGGTGACCAGTGTTCGTTACTCCAGGTATGACCGCCGTCATCTGACCAGCGCAGCATAACTTCAGGGTCGTAGCCTGGTGCAGCAAGGTAAGCCGTGGTCACTAAGTTGTACCCGGTAATATCGGTATCCGACAGTTCGTATTGACCTAAAGGTTCAGAGCCGTCCCCAGCCTCGGTAGTTAAAGTAACACCCGATTGCGTTGCTAAAAACGTCTGTACATATTCAGCTACAAGGTCTAACCCTGACTCAGTATCAATATTTTCGCTGTCATACCCAGGGTACAGATTTAATCCCACGCCCGTTTCGCAATCCAGTTGCAAACTATGATGCGCCGTGCGCTTTAAATTGTTTTGGCCGGTTGGCAGCGCCCGCCATGAGCGCAACCATTTTTGAATGCCGCCGTTGTCCGAATAATCGTCCAAGTCAAAGGCGTAGATGTTGCCGTTCTCAAAGTCGCCAACAACGATCTTGTTGTTAAACGCCATCTGGCAGTTACTGCGGTGGCGGGTAAATTCACCATTGTCAAAGCCCGCACGCTCATGCCAGGCTTGCGTTGCCGCGTCATAGACCCAACTGGTGTTGGCACTAGGGAAAATCAGCACATAAAAGCTGTGGCCGTCTTGTTGGTATGTGTACGCAATAGCGTCTGACAAATCAGCGTATTGCTGAATCTGCCACTCAACAGCATGGGTAGAAATGCGAACGCCCGAATAGCCATTGGCGCGGTAGACAATACCCTGACCACGGCGGTCACGGCCAAGCCAAAAAATGCCGTTGTCCATCTTGGCTATAGAAAAGGGAGCCGCGCAGCCTAACTCGTTAAACGCGCCTTGGATGCGTTGCAGGGGGAAGTCTGTCGCGCCAGAGTCGTACCAAACCTCAATCGAGTTTGTGCCAAAGGCCCACACCTCGCGGAAATTGGACGTTACGGCCAATAGACCGTCAGGTGAGCCTTCGGTGCTGACAAATTCTAACGGGTTAATGGACGTACCATCCAACAACTCAGTTACCCACATCAATTGGCTGTTTGGTTGGTTGAACACAAAGTAGCCGTCTAAGTAACAGACAGTTACCGCGCCGGGGAAGTCAGGGTCAGTAATCTGACCAAAAACGTTTGTGGTGTTGTTGTAGATGTAACTTGGGCCATTGGCCGCAATGAACAACTGAGTGCCGTTGTCGGCCAAACTAACAGGGCCGGTGCCAGCTACCGTGCCAATTAACGTAGCAGCATACGCGGTGGTAATCTTGTATAACTCGGTGCCCGACACCACAAAGGCCGTGCTGTCGCTAGATGAAAACGCCCACAACCCTCGAACGGGGCCGGTGCCTACCGTTGAAAGTAAGTTTAGCCCCGGCGCTCGGTTTAAAAAACCTGGTTCCTTGCCCGCCTCCGGCACAATCTCGGGAAACAAGTTCACCATGCGGGCATCCGCAGCATTGACGCTTCGGGCCACATAGGTTGAACCAAGGATGGGCGTTTTCATTAAGCCGCAACTGCTTTGATAACTGCAAAGTTAAACACTGGAGTTTCAGTTGTCGTGCCGCCTGTGGTGCGAAATGAAATATTAAAACTGCCCGCTGCTACCGCAGTAACCATCAAATTGTACAAGTCAGTGCCTGACTTTTGATTCAAGATGACAACATCAGTTGCAGCCACAGTGCTGTTAGTTACAGTAAAAGTTGCCGCCGTTGTTGTTCCTGCTGCGCTAAACATAGTGATTGCGCCTGCCGTCTTGTTAAGCGTTACGCCTGTGGTGCGGCTGGTCAATTGCGTAACCGCGCCGCCAGCGCCTGTTGCGTAGCCTACGCCTGCCGTGCCAGATGAAGTGACAGCACCAGTTACCGCTAGGCTTGTGCCTGTAGCTGCACCAATTACAGGCGTAACCATAACCATACTGGTGCTGGTGCAATTTGACAAATTACCGCTTGTTGGCGTACCCAATACAGGCGTTACCAATGTTGCATTGGTAAACAGCAATGCGTTGGTCACTTGTTTAGTTGTGCCGCCTTGCACAATTGGCAAGACATCACCAACGGCAGCCGCAGTTGCGACGGGGAGAGATGAGATTGCGATAGTTGCCATGTTAGTAGTTTCCTGCGTAAATGTTAAAGCGTTGACGAGTCGCCACGATGGCGTAAGGCATAGACATCACATCGTCAGGGTTGTTGATGCGTTTCAGATTGCGCTTGCTGGTCATAGCAATGCGCTGCACTTGGGGGCTGGGCTCCACGCCAAATTCAGGTGCAATCTCGCAAGCCAAGTTGTAAGTGAAGGCACGCAAGTAACCCGGCGGGAACAAAATGTTGGTCGCCAAGTTGGCGGGCTGGGTCAACTCTTCAACGCTAATAAAGTGCCACTCCAAGTCCCGTGTGGGCTTGGGATAGATGTACATATCCACATCAGGATACGTCATGTTGATAAACAGCACTTGCGGGTAAGTAGACGTAACCGTCTTGACAGCAATACCGTCGTACTGCTGCTGGTTAATCATTTTTATGCCAAAGCTGACGTTGGTGCCTGGGTCGCGGTAGTAGGTCGCGTCATCCAGCAAGATGGGCCGGTTGCCTACGAAATTACCTGTTGGGCCAAGGGTACGGTTGATAAAGCCAGCAGGCCAAGTAAACACCTGGTCTTGAGTGCTGAACACCGACAGCCGCTCAGTATTCCAGCTATCAATCATCTGGTTGAGCGCCATCAAGCTGTCTTGCGACACTGACGCAGAAGTAGTCTCGCCTTCAGCCAGCACGCCAAGCAATCGAAGGGCTCGGTTAATCTGCTCGCCAGCGGTGTATGTCGCCATGACTAGGCTCCTTC